TTAGTAGGTAGAACGCCTCACCTGCGTGATACACGCCTTTTATAGGAAGAGCCGGACGCATATCTTGTAATAGTTGACCACGTACATTCTGACTTAGGTCACCTGTCGGGTTAGACTTCTCTTGAATAGTTCTACCGAGAGAGCGCACACCTGACTCTGAAAGAAACAGCAAGTCGTCTCCGGTATTAGCTACGGAGTCTCTAGCTATACAGCCTATACCCTCAATACGCTCAACCAGTGTCATTTGATCTGTATCTAACCAATCAGAGGCACTATTAGGCACCCAAGGGTTATTGTATACTGCGATATTCCGCCTACCAAATACTACTAAGTAGCCATTATATTCGGCCAGCGCTGTGGGTGTATCACCACCTGAGCCCCACACTGTCCGTAAATCTATTCCAATTTCGTATGTGCCGGCTTCGTTCAAGACTGGGCTATACCATACCTTACTGTCAAATATAGTCCATATACGACCAAAGGCCGCTAGGACTGCCGACCCAAAGGGGGCTCCGCTTATAGCAGTGAACAATCCACCAGCGGATGACAAAACGTACGGCTGCTCTCCGTTCTGGAACGCAACACATTTACCATTAAAATTGGCAAATTGCCAAGTACTATCAACTGGTGATATGCCACCAGTAGGACCAGCTCCCGTAGCTGAGGAGCCATCCCAAGTTCTAAAAAATCCAATACCAGCATCATAATATACAAAGATGCGGTTTCCGCTTAGCCCTATGTACTCATGTAGGCAGGTGATGTCTCCAGTAGAAACTGTTGCAAGAAAAACCTTACTTCCCTTTCTTGCGGCAAGCCTACCGGAAGAGTTGATAACTGCGTTCTTAGCTACAGTCGCCCAACCTAAAGGTAGTGTTGCACTGGAGTCTTCCGTGTTTAACCCGAAGGTACCGGGAGCGGTAGAGCGGGCTGTAGCTAGTTGGCTCGGCATATTATTTCTCCAAATTACTTAATCCGCCAAATAGTCTGCTCTTCCCACTTGTGCAGATCTAGAGTAATATAACGTATAGCGGTTTCTTCTGAACGTTGTACCTGGCGGACGTACCGATCGCCATCGTCTTCCCCACGTTCTTCTAGGGCGTGAACCATTGCCTGTTCTATAACAGGGCGCTCAGGTATGATAAGCTCATCAGTATCAGCGGAGAGTCCAGCTTGCGCAACAACTGCATCAATATTAATGTAGTAAGCACCGTCAGGTATCGGGAATAGATTGATAACAGGATCATCTGGTCCGCCGACTGTATTAACATACCCATTAAGATCATAGTATGCTGGCTTCGCTCTTTTATCGTCCGCATCATTCTGATTAAGCCACATAGACATCCTTTCGTACGGTCTGTAATGTAGCTCATAATCCTCCGTATCATTCCACACGAATTCTATTTGAAAATTATCCCCCATATCATTCAGCTCGTACGCGAAAGTACCGGCTGTCGTGAGTATACGAGTAGTTAATCGGAGACGTGCCCATAGGTGACGAGACTCAAGCTCATCCTTCGCTAGATTGATAAACTCCCCCATTAAGAGGGAGTAATCATTATCACTTACGGATGTCACCTGGTCCTCACGCATCCTCTTTAGGAGGGTATTTACTAATTGGAGGTATGTAGATGCCATTTCTAATCCTTATGTATCAGTAACGATAGTCTTTACTGTCCCGTCACCAAATTTAATCTTCAGATCACCGTCAGCAGTATCAACATATAAACTAGCATGTCCTGATATAGTGCCAGGGGCTGTTACTCCATCTATAAGCTGGACACTATTTGTGTACACGCGGTTCATACGATTGGTATTGCGACCAAGCTGCTCGGCGTCGTCATTATTTGGGTAAAAATCTCCGTTGGCCTTCATGGTCCAGAGGGATGTCTGGTCAGGCCTGAATATTACGTCACCTATACTTGAAACAGTAACCTCGAAGATATTTCCACCGGAACCCTCACCAATCTTAGTGGTAGTGGCCAGTAGTAAGTCTCCGTCCGTATCAATAAGGAGCGCGCCACTATCATTCTCTACACTGATAGTTGCACCAAGACTACTAGCTCCGGAAGCGTTAACAAAACCGCCCTCGTCAACTTCAACGTCTGATGTAGTATTAGAGGATGACGTAGCACTTGCACCAAACACTACACTAGAACTTCTACATAGAAGACCTTTATCATTCAGTGTGGCAGTAGAGCCATCAAGAGACATAGTGGCGTTATTTAGCGCATAGTATCCTTGTAGCGTATTCGCTATAGCAAAACTATCAGCTGCCGTGATAACACCCTCAATAGCATAGAAACCTTGCTCTATATTGCCGTGCGCAACTGCATCATTGGCAACCATTGCACCCCCACCCTCAGTCTCAAATCCAGAAGATCCATTACCTACTGCGGAACATGCTTTACAATTGATATTGCCGTTTCTAGCTGCTTGCCAGCCCCTCCAGCCGTTTGAGCAACTGGCTGATGCAGTGGCGTATAACTTACCACCAACAACCTCAACACCGTTATTATCCCATTCGACGATACCTACACGGGATATCCATAACACGCCATCATTGGTCTGTTGTGACTCACTCAAGCCTGTGTCTAGGGTGTTAGCCGAAGAGCCTACCATAAGACCATCGCCGGCACCGTCGCTAGGAGACTCGGAGGTAATATTAAAGTTACCGGCCAAAACTAAGTTGGATACTTCTTTCAAGGAAGTACCTAATACAGCCAATCCACGATTAACTGAGGAATCCCATCGTAGAATGGTTTTAACAGGAATAACTGTTGCAGTGGTTAATGTAACTGTCGGAAACGAGGATGCAGCGGACGTATGCTTAACCGTCACATCTGATCCAGACACGCCAGTCACTTTGAAGCAGCCTTCAACCGCTTTAGGATTGCCTGTGCCAGTAGCACTACGAACAATTATGTAATCCCCTGTAGCTATACCTGCTGCACTAGCGACCGTATAAGTTACGGCCCAGTTCTTAGTACTTCCAGACGAGGAAACGGCGGAGGCCGTGGTAGCAGTTGTCTGAGCGGAGGTTACTGTCACATTTCCACCAAAAGGATTAGTGTAATCAATAAAGGTGGTTAGGTCTATCTCCCCGCTAGGTAGCGTGATAGTCAACGGAGCTAATGCATTATAGAGATTAAGATTCTCAAGAATTGTAATCGCCTGGGCAACGGTCGGTGTCGCCACTGTAGCAGAGGTTATAGACACCGGATCTCCAGACGCGATCGCCGAAACTAACGCGGCGCTATCATCTGTCACACCGTCACTTACGCCACCAAAATCGACCAGGTCAAGGCCAGTCGGTCCATTTGACCAGGCGTAATTCTGTGAATCGGCTTTAACTAAATATTGTCCAACACTACCATCATCCCACTGGGGGAGTACATGGTCTACTAGGCCGACTAATGAAGCCGATCTGCGAAAAGTAGTCATGCCATAACCTCATTTACTGAAAAATATTGTAACTAGAGCTGTCACTGCGGATACTATTCCGCTTCCAAGCATAGCAAGCGCAGCTCCTGCGCCTTTATACCGCAACAGCGTGTTGTTGAGGTTGGTTACAGCCCCCTCAACTTTATTTAATTCTTGTTTGAGCGATTCGTGGTTCTCGTGAATATGTTGTAATTGTAATTTCAATAAAGCAACTTCTGTCTCATGACTCGTGCTCATGATCGCTCTCCTGTAGCAATAGAAGGGAGGGGCACACCCCACCTAAGTGAGGTAGCCCCCGACTCCCTAATTTAAGCGATCACTACGAAGGCATGATCAGAGCGATACCGTTCTCAGGACGGTACACACGACCACCCCAGGCGGTGTCGGCCACAACCTTAGTACCGAGCACGTCCAGGTCTTCCTGGCTACGCACACGAACGCGGTTGATTTCAACGTTAACCATCGCATCCCGGTGGATCAACAGGCCAGCTCTGTAGGCGGTGGAACTGTCGTCAGCCAGCACGGTGGCACAGTTGGTGGTGCTGACAATACGCACACCGTAAACTTCACCGACCTCACCACGAACAATCCGACCTTGGTTCACAAAGTCACGGCTGTTGTATCGGTCAATGCTACGGATAACGTTAGCAGCAACGGGCGGAATAACAAACGCACGCTCCAAAGGAACATCAGCGTCGTCAAGCGCCTGAAGGGCGGTACGGAAGCCTGCGTCAGACGGAGCACCCGCATGTCGTAGCCTCCGAGCCCGTTCATCTTCTCCCAGCTGTCCCCCACGTCGAGCCACGACGCGAGATCGGGGTGGTCGGCCACGATCT